TAAGGCGTTGTAGTACGAACTGTCTTTTTCAATCTTGAAAATGGTGTCTCTCAACGTTTCCGTAATTGTTTTAATTGTTTCTTTTTCGGTCACGATAGGTGGCTTCGAACTTGCGCAAGAAGCCAGTATCGCGAACAAAACAAAACAACACAATGCCTTTAAGTTTTTCATTTGTACTCTGATTTTACATCAAACGAGGGACATTCTTTGATTCGTTCCCAACTTTCGATTATTCCGTTTCCGTTTAAATCTGGCGAGAAGTCTCTATGCCCTTGAATGATAATTTTATTAGTGTTTTCTTGGTTTTGTAGCCAATCTTTTGCCTCATCAATGCAATGTTGCAATGCGCATTTTTGGGCAATAGTTCGAGTGTCTTTTGCGATCCACTTACCGCCTTTTTTCTCAACACCGCCAATGTAGCAGATGTTGATTGTGGTTTCATTATGTCCCAAAACGCCGTTCGAGGTTTTACTGAAGTCCAATAATTTGTGAACGGTACCGTCAACATCAATCAATCGGTGGTAACCTGGAGACCTCCATCCTTTGGATTTCCAAAAGGCTTCAATTGAGGCGCGGTTTCCAAAACCTGCCGAACAGTGAATAGCAATGTGCGTTATACCTTTGGCGGTTCTCATTAGATTTTACCGTTTAGCTGTTTGTACTTTGATAGTTCAATAAGAACATGATCTAACTTTTCGGTGAGCTCATCAAATTGCGTATTTCGTAGCTTCAACTTAGAATTCAAGTCTTGAATTTGAACATCTTGCGCATCAATAATTCCATCCCTTTTTTTGATTTGGATTACCGCTTTTTCCAGCTGTTCTGTTGCAAAGTCTAAGAGGTTTTTTGTCAGATCAAGTTGTGACTTGTCGTTTTCAATTTCTTTGGCCTTTGCCTCAGCTTTGTCAATGTCCTTTTGAAACTTAGGTTTGACCCAGTCCCAAAACTTTGTTCCGGCAACTCCGATAAAGGCAAATAAAGACGGATAAAGTACTGCTGTTAAAAATTCTTGCACTTGGATGAGTTTAAAAAAAAAGGCTGCTACTTTCTGGCAGCAGCCTTTTGTTATTTAAGATTTTTGAAGTCTAGTAAATAGCTCCGATCGCTTTTGAATCAAAAGGCATTGCAATGAAGTAATGTCTGTAATTCAATAAGTTCGTTTGAGCCTCAGGATCATTTTTCGCTTCTTTGAAATATTGCTTAGTCATTCCTGACTTTTTAGCAATCTGACCAGTCCAGAAAGCAAATGAACCTTGACGGTCTCCTGTAGCTTTTACAGCTCCGAAAGCTTTTTTCACACCTACTGAAGTGTACAACGGGTTACCATTGTATTGGAACAATTCAAAACCTGCAATCATTGGAGCCGGCATACCGGTGTTATAATTCACAAGCTTATCGCCAAAGTTTTTACGATCAAGAAGTAAATCATTCCAGTGTGCCGTTGACAACACCAAACGTCTACCTTCCGTTGAAACTTCCGCAATATCCAAAGCATCTTTTAACTTCACCATGTCATCGTAAGTCAAAGTTGCTGGTCCGTCGACAACTCTTGGCGCACCTGTCGCAGCAATTACTGGCGTAGCCAATGTATTTGATGCAGGAGCAATTGCGTGAGCCGCTTTCTGATACTTTTTGGTATTGATCGCATTGGTGTGCGCTTTTGTGGCTGGATCAATTACATCATAAGATGCACCGATAATTTTATCGTCTGAAATTGACGTTGGTTTGGTTTGGAATTTTTCCAAGCTCACCACAGTTTCGTCATCCGTGTACGCTTGAACCGCTAACGGATAAGCCGTATTGTTAACCAATACATCAGGATTGAACGAAGTTCTTGGGATGTGAATTACGTTTAATTCAGAGGCATCACCCGACCCCATTTCTAACACATTTGTGTCCAATTCTGGAATTCCGTCCAACCATGGAGCCACGTCCTGTGTGGTTAAATTCTGGCGCACTCTGGCTAACCAAACCTCTGCAAAATTTGCTGGCATATTTTCTACTTTTTAATTATCCTACTAGTTTTTGGTACTCGGCTGGATTGTCTCTTTTAAAAGTCAACTGACCTTCTAAAGAAAGCTTTTGGAAGTCTTCCATCGTTTTTACTTCAGGTGCTCCGGTTGCACCTGGAACAATAACACCCGCGCTAAAATTTTGCTTTGCTGGAATTGAGTCCAAGGTTACTTGCAATACTTCTGCTGAAGTGATTCCAAGTTGTACGAATTGCTCTTTTTTATCCGCAGGAATTTTTCCTTGGGTAATTGCCAATTCTACTTTTTGAGTTACTGCCAACAAAGCGGCGGCCTCTTGAGCATCTTTAGCAACCTGAGCGGCCAATTTTAAACCTTCATTTTCGGCTTTGATGGTTTCCAATTTTTTTGAAAGCGCCAACACTTGGCCTTCCACTTCCGAGACATCAAGCCCGTCGGCGGGTTGATCTTTGAAGCCTAACACCATAAGTGTGGCAACGGACAAAAGAATTTTTTTCATATCTAAATTTGTGTTTACATTTTCGGGAATAGCTTCTAACTTTTTAGAAACCGAAAGGCACAGCGACTTTACGTCCTCCTCTTTCATTAGTTCGCCATCGGCACTATAAATAGCGATGGCTCCACGGTTTGATGGCACGGGAATAATTGAAACTTCAGCAAGCTCGCATTCCATCATAATCAGCCGATCGCCTACCCGTTCAACAGAATCCCAGTTGGGGATAATTCCCATTGAACAGCCTTTTAAATAGCCGCGATCTACCTTGCCGGCAACGTCTTTTCCTAAATCGGTTTCTTCATCGAAATTGGGTTTTAGTTTTAATTTTCCTGATTCCTTAACCGGTTCCGTCCAGTTGCCAATAACGTTTTCATTGGAGTTGGCGTGGTTATTCAACATGACAGGGTTGTCGTTGAATCGATCCATCTTTATACCCAATGTGTTGATGTAAAACCCGTATGAGTTTTTCACATTTTCATCATTAGCAAAAAAGTATTCCGGTCTGGCCATTTTAGGGTAAGTTTTGTGACGGCTTTCGCCTTTAGTGGTTACAAAGATGTATTGAAAGGATTGGGTAAAAAAATTAATGCACGGCAACTGAACGCTTATGTTTGAGTTCCTTACATAGCTGTAAAGCAAGTAAACAGGAATTTTTTTAACGACTTGGATTAAACCAAATTTGCTTCAAATAATGGTAGTATGGCTTATAAAAAGGAGACCGAAAAGGAGTTTGCAAAGTTGCTTTTCATCAAACAGGGAATGACCCAGAAGGAAATAGCCGAAAAGGTAAAGGTTACCGAAAAGACCGTTGGCAAATGGGTAGAGGACGGTAAGTGGAAAGAACAGAAACGCTCTTTAATTAGTACCCGAACCAATATCATTCAAAAGTTTGAAGACCAACTGGAACGTTGGAATGCGGTTATCGAAAACAGAAATGATCAGTTGGCCAGTTCCAAGGAGGTTGACCTTCTTAACAAACTCGCAAGCGGAATTAAAAAACTTGAAACCGAGGTTGGCGTTGGCGAAGTCATTACCGCAGTAATGCAACTGATCTCATTTGTGCAAACCGTAGATTTTGAAGCTTCAAAAAAGTTGACGGAATATGCCGACATTTTTATTAATTCAAAAATTAAGTAATGGCCAAACCAGCGGACAAAACCTACATCAAAGCGTGGCAAGAGTTCAGGGACAACACCCGAAAGGCAACACCCGTAAACTTGGAGGAAACGGCAGTTGCCAAAGCCGAACGAATCAAACGCCTTGAAGCGAATGACGAAGAGTGGTTTAAATATTACTTTCCAAACTTCTATACTTCAGAACCCGCACCTTTTCACCGACGAGCCACCAAGCGAATTATGTCCAATATGGAATACTTCGAAGTTCGCTCCTGGGCTCGTGAGCTTTCAAAGTCAGGGCGTACCATGATGGAAGTTTTAAAATTAGCCTTGACGGGTAAAAAGAAAAACGTCTTGATGGTTTCATCCACTTACGACAACGCTTGCAGATTGCTATTGCCTTATAAATCAATTTTAGAAGCAAACAACCGTATAATTAACGATTATGGACAACAGGAAAGTATTGGTAATTGGGAGGCAGGAGAGTTTGCCACTCGCAAAGGCGTTAGCTTTAGAGCACTTGGTGCTGGGCAAAGTCCCCGAGGTACAAGAAAGGATGAAATTAGACCCGATACCATCCTTATCGACGACATCGATACGGATGAGGAATGCCGTAATCCCGAAAGAATTAAGCAAAAGGTCAAATGGGTGGAAGAGGCGTTAATTCCTACGCGTTCTATTTCAGGTCACTTACTAATTATTGTTTGTGGAAACATCATTGCAAAATATTGTTGTGTGACTGAATTGGCCAAAAAAGCCGACAAACACGACATTGTGAACATTCGGGACAAAGAAGGTAAAAGCACTTGGCCGAACAAAAACACGGAAGAGGCAATCGACAGGGTGTTGAGAACCATTTCTTTTAATTCTGCCCAAAAAGAGTATTTCAACAATCCAATTTCTGAAGGCGATATTTTCAAAGAATTGACTTATGGCAAATGTCCTCCTCTTTCGTATTGTGAGGACGTGGTTATTTATGCCGATCCATCCACCTCAAACAAGGATAAAGGAAAAGCATCGACAAAGGCAATTGCGATTGTGGGTTATCGCCAACAAAAGTTTTATGTGTATAAAATGTGGGTGGATCAAATGAGTAATTCAAAATTCGTGGATTGCCTTTATGAATCTTACCGTCATTTGGCACTTCATAAAGTGGACACGAAACGCATTTACATCGAAAACAATTCGCTCCAGGACCCATTTTATGAGCAGGTGCTTTTACCGCTGATTTACCAACGTGGAAGAGCCAATGAATTTACCATTCCAATAACGCCCGACTCCAGAAAGAAACCCGATAAGTTTTTTCGTATCGAGGGAACGCTGGAACCGCTGAACCGCTTGGGTCAATTGATATTCAATAATTCAGAAAAGGAAGAGCCGAACATGACCCGAACTCACGATCAAATGCTGGGCGTGTCGCCAACTACTAAAATCATGGATGCACCCGATGCCATTGAAGGAGCATGCTGGTTAATTCAAAACAGAGTAGTTAAAAAACAAAGCACATATACCAGTGGGCAACGAAGCTCACGTAAATATTAATAGTATGACAGTAGCAACTTATCAAGTGGGTGTTGATGTTTTGGGGTTTCCTATATATGTTGAACACCATATTTATAGAGGTGAGGCAATAGTTAACAAGTTCAAACCTTTGAAATCCTTTTGGGTAACCGTTTACGAACGAATCATTAAACAGCGTTAAATATGTTTTTACAAATAATAGATTTAGGTAGCGTTATTTACAGCTACCAAGTTGAACAAATAACTGAAGGCAACGACGATTTGGTACTGCAAGCTCTGGCAGCTGCGGAAGAGGAGGCAAAGAGTTATTTAACGCCAAACATCAACCGCCTGGAATCGCTTGACGGCCGAATATTATACGATACCGCTGTAATTTTTAGCGCGGAAGGTTTAGACCGTAACGCTCTGATTTTGCAACATTGTTTGACCTTGGCGAAGTTTCATATTGCCACTTTATGCAATGCCGATTTTATTTACGAACAGGCAAAGGAAAGGTACGACCGAGCTATTGATTGGTTCAACAAACTATCGAAAGGTTCTCTGGTTCTTACCTCACTTCCAAAAATTACTTTGGACGATACTAACAGCACGCGCCAACCTTTTAGTAGTGGCTCACGCGAAAAATTTAATCACGAATACTAATGGACAATCCAATATTTCAACTTGCCGATAAATCGGGGCAATGGAAAATGAAAAAAGCACCAAACTATGTTGCCACCATTGCACCAAAATCAATATCAAGAACGCGCCAGGATATTAAACACTGGAACGACGCATTAAATTTGGCCAACAATGTAGACCAGCCAAAACGTTATGCCTTATACAACCTCTATGATAATATTTTAATTGACTTGCACCTCCAGTCGCAGATCAATAACCGGATGCTTAAAAGTTTGGCGCAACCTTTTTTAATCAATGATTTGAAAGGTGCAAAAAACGAAGAACTGACGGCGTTGTTACAAAATAAAAAGTGGGTGTATCAGATCAACAAAGCCATTTTGGAAACTGTTTATTTTGGACACTCGTTGGGGGAGTTCAATTATGCGAACAATGATATCACTTTTAATGTCTTGCCTCGGCAAAATGTTGACCCCGCAAACGGTTACCTTTTTAAAGATTATGCCGACGACAAAAAAATTAAGTACCGTGACGAAAAAGAGTTCGGCTCCTGGTTAATTGAGTTTGGCAACATTAAAGACTACGGCCTTTTAAACGGCTGCGTTCCACATGTATTGATGAAACGCTTTGCGCAAAGTTGCTACTCTGAATTGTGCGAAATATACGGCATTCCGCCTCGTGTGTTGAAAACGAACACACAAGACCGGACTATGGTTTCCCGTGGCGAAAAGATGTTGAAAGACATGGGTTCCGCCGCATGGTTTATCATTGATGAAAACGAAAGTTTTGAGTTTGCGCAAGGTGTAGCAACCAATGGCGATGTTTACCGTGGATTGTTGACTGTGTGTAATAACGAAATGTCGATGGGCATTTCAGGAACCGTCGTGGGTCAAGATACTAAGAACGGCTCTAACTCAAAGGAAAAAACTTCTATCGGAATTCTACAAGACCTAGTTGATAGCGATTTATCTTTAATTGAACAGGCTTGGAACTCGACTGTAATACCCGCTTTGCAAATATTGGGAATCATTTCGGGCGATGCAGTTTTTGCCTATCCACCAGCTGAAGACTTAGACAAGCTTTGGAAAATGACAACTGAGGCCGCCAACTTTTTAGAGATTGATCCAGTGTGGGTAAAAGATACTTTTGGAGTTGCTGTAATAGGCCCTAAAAAAGTAACTGAGCCTGCAAAATTATCTTTAAATCTCGACCCTGATTTTTTCGTATAGGGACAGGTCGCGACCTGTCCCCACACACGGCAAATTATTTCGAGGCATTCCACCTTAGAGTTGATGAATTATACCAGTGCGGTTGCGAAGATTGTAAGGATAAAATTTTGAATCTTTCGCTTGGAGAATCCTTATTTAAACGGCTTTTAAACGTTTCTAAAAACGCGTTTAAACAGTTACACAAATTAGGGAGTTACAAGCCGGAAGATTTGAAAACAGAAAAAACCTACCAGACATTAATTGACGAAACTTATAAGGCTTTCAATACCGCCATCATCGCTCACGAAATGCCCGAGACTATGAGGAAGGCGTTACAAAGTGATGCGTTCCTGTTTGGTGGTTTGAAAACACACGCTCAATTATTTGAAGCTTCAAAACTGTTGCTCGATGATAACGGCAATTTAAAACCATTCAACTCTTTAGAAAAAGAGTTTGACGATTTAGGTAGCACTTACAACCGTAATTATTTAGCGGCTGAATATGAGTTCGCAAGCAACGCGAGCCAAATGGCGGCAAAGTGGGAAGAGTTTAGCGATAACGACCGATACGAATTACAATACAGGACGGCGGGTGATAATAGAGTACGAGACAGCCACGACAAACTGCGAGATACCACATTACCAAAGAGCGACCCTTTTTGGTCTTCTTACACTCCGCCAAATGGCTGGAACTGTAGATGTACAGTTGTGGAAGTTTTAAAAGATAAGTTTCCTAAAAGCGACAGCGAGGACTCTATTAAAAAAGGGGAAGCCGCCACAACTCAACTAGGCAAAAATGGCAAAAATAAGCTAGAGATTTTTAGGTTTAATCCTGGAGCGGATAAAAAGTTGTTTCCGCCGAAGCATCCTAACAATATGGTGGCAGGTGCTAAAGTGGCAGAGCCAATTATTTTAACGATGTTTAACAAACAATATAATGAATGGAAAGTCTTAAAAAGTTATAAAAATGGCGGCTCAATAGAGTCCCATAGTCTAGTAGATGTAAAAAATTCTGATTACAAAAGCATAAGCCAATGCTGTAATTATTTTGCAAAAACTGGTGCTAAAACAGAAATTTTGCCAAAAGTGCATTTTAAAAGCGAGGATTATAAAACCATTTATAAAGATTTAATTGGCACAAAATACGAAGGCAAATGTCCTGATTTTCGTGTTGATGGTAAATATTACGAATTAGAAGGTTTTGAAAAAAGCGAAAATAAAAATAAGGCCTCTAAAATGTTAACAAGAGGATTAAAACAATCGAATAGAATTGTTATTGAAGACGATGGGTCAACAGAAAATCATTTGAAAAAACTAATCAACTTTAGAATTAAAGAGGGTCAAGAAATTGAAGAGGTTTGGGTAAAAAAAGAGGGTGTTTTACAAAGGGTTTATTAAGACGAAAACCCTCTTACAAATAAATGTAAAAGGGTTACGTTAGTGCCCTGCCCTTAGGTAAGACTATGCAAATATACAAAACTTTTTGATATGCAAGATTTTATAAAAAATATTCTCACTGACATCAGGGTAGACCTAACTGATGAGTTCGACCGAAACTTTGAGCGAAAAGCCTTCTTTGATAAAGGTTGGGATAATACTAAAATTCCGAACGGTAGAGGTAGCCTAATGATGAGAACCGGAAAGCTAAGGCGATCAATTCGCTCCACATTAGACAACCATCAGGTAAAGTGGACAAGTTCTCTACCTTACGCCAACTTGCAAAACCAAGGCGGCGAAATTGTGGTAACCGAAAAAATGAAACGCTTTTTTTGGGCTATGTTTTACAAGTCCAGAGGAGCGGTTACCAGATCAGGTAAAGGCGAGCGGAATGCTCGATTATCTGCCGAGGCTGCAACCTGGAAGGCTTTAGCACTGCAAAAAGTGGGCGCGGTTATGAAAGTCAAGCAACGGCAGTTTATTGGTGATCATCCACAGGTACGGCAAAGTGTCGAGCGTGTTGTGGATAAAAATATGAGGGAAATGGAACAAGAAATTTTAAACCGCTTAAGAAGATGAAAGCAATACTTAAAAGCATTCAAGAAACGCTAACAGCCATCCCGGAGCTCCGCTACGTTGATGAAGACTGGGGACAGTTAGATGATTATTCGCCAAACCCACCAACACAGTTTCCTTTAGTACTTATTGACGTTGGGAACTTGCAGTATAGCGACATTAGCCGCGATAGAAACGCAACGCCTCAAATGAGACAAATGGCAGCTGGAACGGTAACGTTAAGAGTTTGTAATTTACGGCTTACCAATTCAAGCGGAAAAGCGCCATTGACCCAAAAGCAATTAACATGGACAATTTGGGACTTGTTAGAAAAAGTACATGAAAAGTTGCACGGCAATGTGGTTGGTGGTTCTGCCGGTGCTCTAATGCGAACCAATTTAAGAAAGCGGCGTCGGGATGATGGCATTCAGGAGTTTGAAGTTGCCTATACCGTTGGGGTTTCAAACACCTAAAACAATTTGGTTTGTGTGTTGATCAAGTCCTCCACTTTTTTAAGTTCGGTTGTAACCGGTGTGCAAAGGACTTCGTATAAGGTAGTGCGGGAAATGGGGTAAACTGGGCAAATGTATTTTCGCCAAATAACGGTTGTGGGGATGTCCTCGGTTTTGTGTTTTTGGTATAGTTCTTTAATAAGCTTGTATCGCAACAGCTTATTTCTTTGAATACCTAAACTACGATTGATTGAGATTGACATAACACAAAAGTAATTAGATTAAATGTATTGTGCAACTCGAAATAATAGTCATAAAAAAACCACTCAGTTGAGTGGTTTTTTTTATGACTATTATTTTTTCTTCTTATCAATAAGCTTTATTTGTTTACTTGTCGATTTCAATTCTTTTTTAACCTGCTTTATATCGTCAACTGTCTTAAAGTTTTCAGGTGCAACTCCACTTATTTCTATCATAGTCGCTCTAACTTTCTTTCCAACATTCTCTGCCGCAACTTCAAGCCTTCCTTGACCAGATATGTTTTCTTGTTTTATTTTTAATTCAGTTTGTGTAATCCTGAATAAATTTGCCGCTAACTCCTCCTTACCCATAAAGTCTAAAAGTGTTCTCCCGTTTGGAATTTTTCTCGAGATTTTTAGTTGAGAAATGTTTTTATTATACATCCCTCTATAGCCAGCATTTTGGAAAAAAGCATAATTTGTAACACCTGCTTTATGTGCAACTCCCGAAAGGCTTGACTCTCTTTCTGAAACTTCGTTTCTAATATTTAATCTTTCTACTTTTTCAGCCTCCTCCAAATAATTCTGAACGGCACCAGCCAATTTGGCAAAATATGCCTGTGCTTGTGCTACAGCAGGTTTTTTACTGTCGGCATTCATCACAACTAAGTAGCAGGCAAACCTAGAAAGTTTAAAATCAAAACCAGTCTTTCCGCCCTCATCAATGGTTTGAATTTGAACAAAGTTTTCCATAATTGGAATACTTAAAGTATTACAAGTGGTCATTGCTTTATTAATAGCTTTTTGAAATGTTTGCCAATTTTCATAGCCTAACTGCATCATTAAATTAGAAGCAGTCCAAAAAGTAAAGCCATTTTCTTTACAATTATCTTCAAAATAATCAGAAGAAAAGTCAGGACCAAAAAGATGTAAATTTGACATGGCTATTTAAATTTTAGCAAAGTTATTAAAAAGTTATTTGATTTGCTTTACAAAATTAAATAATTCCGTGCAACACAATTTTTATCCTATAAAAAAACCACTCGATTGAGTGGTTTTTTTTGTTAATAAGATTTTATCTAGTCACAAATTCAATATTTAAAAGTGACCAGCTGGACACATCGGAGGGGTCATCCCCTACAAATTTGACTTGAACAATTGCGTCTTGTTTTATAGAACCTCCAAAACTGTTGGTTGCATTAATAGTTTCTCTATATTCGAAAGTATTGTTTCCAACATCTTTAACAATTTCATTTTGATGAAACGTCATGTCAACGGGATTTTTTAAATTTTGTAAAACCGCAGCCCTTGCGGCTTCTTTTGCGTCCGAAGCATCAGGAGTGGAACTCCCACAACTGGCCATAAATACTAAGCTAATTAATAATAATATTTTTTTCATTTTATATAATAGGTGTTTGATTTAATAATTCTACTAATTTGTTGCCTAACAATTCTTGCGCAACGCTGTAGGTAACTTTATGATCACTTAACGAAAGTAAGCCTGGTTCAATTAACCAAGCATTTTCAACTTGAAATTTCAAATAGGGATGGCATTGTGTTTCGTTAACAAAATCAATGTTGCTACTAATCATTCCTAATGTAAAAAAGTAGTTGTCTAACATTGAGTAAAAGCTGTTTGACCCTGAATTTCTGTATCTTTCAAAAAAGTTAAACTTACTTTCCTCTGGCAGAGAAGCAACATACTTATAAAGCATTTTCTCAACGATTGGGTAGCTAATTAGATCCTTAGTACTCATAAATTGTAGTTTAATTATTGATGTTGCTCAAAAATAGATATTTTATTAATACCTCTTATCAGTCCAATGAATTATTTTACCTACATAATCTTCATTAAAGTATTCAAAGAATTCCTCAACGCTATCAAAGCCGTCGTTTTGGGCTAGCTCAAGCATTTTACCTGAAACGAAAATCTCTTTATCAAAATCAACTCTCGCAAAGCTTTGGTCGTCAATTGAAACTCTGACAAACTTTGCGCCATCAGGATTATACCACCTTATTTCAACTTTTTGAGTGCTCACAACCGGAAGCCGGGGAGCAAACCGAAACATATTTTTTTGCCTACAATTGATAAAAAAATCAATCAGTACTCCGGGTTTCCATCGGTCCTTTTCATCGGCTCGGATGGTGTGGATTTTGCCTTTGTCTGAATCGCCGAAAGTGTGGCACAAATAGTCATATTCAATGCTATTGTTAAGTTCACATTGCTTAATGAACTTTTTCCAAACTTCGTATCCCACTAATTTATGAGACTCTAGTGAACGCCAAATTTTTTCTACAAAGTAAGTGGGCTTTCCTTTTAATTGTGTGCTAAATGGTAGTATCATTGTATTTCTTTTTTAGTTGATCTATTGTTTGTCCTGGTCGAAGTTCGATTCGTGTTTTAGGATTGAGTTGGTAAAACACCTTTGGAACTTGTGAGACGTTTTTGGGGTTTCGTTTGCCAAAACTTCCATTGTCTCGGTTTCGTTCTTTAATAAGAAACCAGTCCATTTTGTTGCGGTGCAAATTGAGTTGGCTCATTTTTTTCTGAATGTGCCTTGGCGTCCATCCTTTTGTTTTAGGAAACTTAACGCTGAAAATACGGCAAATTTCACGGTCGCCAAGGCGGTGGTAGTTTTCTTTAAGAAAAGCAACGGCCTCATCGCTCCAATATTCAAGCTTTATTCGTTGCAGACCTAAGCCGTAAGCCGTCATTCTTAAAATTGTATTTTTCACATTTAACGCTTCTGCAATTTGTGCGTTTGTCATTGTAGCAAAGTTGTCTTTTATAAACTGAATTTCGGTTTCTGAAAATACTACTTTGCCGTGTTTTGCTATTGTTGGCATTTTCTCACTAATTTTGATATTATGAAACAATTTTTTAAAGAAATGGGGATTTTGCTTTTAATCGTACTTGGTCTTGAGCCGCTATGGAACGGGCTTTATATTCTCATTGTTGGACTACCCTAATCGATTATAACTGCGGTTTGGCGACATTAAAACGATCGCCAAGCCGTGGTGTTATAATCGTTTAAGCCTTACTCCAGTCGTCCTCGAAGTACCGCTGATTTATAAATGTGGACAAGTGCGCTTGTGCTATTCGCTTTCGTTGTAAGTACTCTCTATACCGCGGAACGGATAGGAATATTTTAATTAAATCAGCTTCTTTTAGTTTATTAAACTGCTTTTCGCTTTCCACACGTTTGACCTTATTGTCGTACAAGTTCCAGAGGGTCTCGAAGTCTAGTTTAGCGGGCGAAACTTCAATTTCAAACTTGTCTTTATACGCCTTTTCTTTCATCCAAATGGTTTTTATAATACTTTCGTTAGCGGGAAAATTAGCCCCAACAAATAACCATTTCATTTGGGCAGGTGTCAATGTACCTTCGCACACTTCAAAAAGTTTTAAATTGCCGTTTAAATCATATTTAAACAAGAAAACAAGCCCTATTTCTTTGCCTTTGGCTCGGTAGGTGGTTAGTTGTTCCATTTGTAATCAGATAATTTTTCAAACCCAAAAAACGAACCTCGAAAGTTGGGAATATTAAGCTGAGTGGCGATGTCAAACTCTATCCTAGCACCTTTAGAGGTAACCCAGTCCTCAAGTAGTAATATTCCATCGCATTCAGTAAGTTTTGCGACACAAAGCTTCATGGCTTTGTCCCAAGGTGTGTTCCAGTCGCCCACCACCTCGATGGGATTTATAGCTTCAAAGCCACGGGCTTCAAGTGTTGATTTTGCTTGCGCAAATTTGGCGATACAATCTTCTTTGTTTTCGCCGGTAACTTTTCCGGCTATATAAATTTTCTTTTTCATTTTAAAAGGTATTTTATAGGTTTGACGTCTTTGTGGTTCTTGGCGAGCTCGGCCGCCTCGGCTTTGAGTCGTGCCTCAGTCTCGAATATGGTTTCGGAAGGTGGCTTTTTGCGTTTTTGATTTTTGTACATTAGGCGAGTTTTTGATGTAAATAATTGTGTAGCATAAAGAGGTCGTTGTGCTTTTTGAGCGTCGGCGGAATTTTAGGCAGCATTATTTCAATGAATATTGTTACCGCAAAAGCCTCGTGAAATTTCAGTTCTAAACCAATAGTTTTTTTAGCGTCAAACAGGTCATGGCTTTTGATTACTTTCCTATAACGAGAGTGAACCTTATCGGCCACATCGACAATGATTGATTTTGTAAGCCTTGCTATTTGGTCATTCGGTGTCCAATTTGGTAGTTGCTCCAGGAGCGTCTCCAGTGCAATAATCTGGTCGGGAGTGAGGCGTGTTTTTATGGGCTTCATTTCTTATAAGTTTCAAGTGGGCAGTTGTCGGGAATTCCAATTGTGAAGTCATTGACGGAACCTTGAGGCCGATACAGCAGTAGGTCATATTTAACTCCGTTGTCATCTTCAAATCCACAAATTGCAATGTCAAATTTTCCTCCTGAAGTACTTGAATTTGCTTTTACAAAGTGAGGACATTCCTCACATTTAGAAATCACTTTGGCTATTTTTTTCATCTTAACATTCGGTTTTTGGTTCTGATAAATATTTGTTGCAGTCGATGCATTTAATGACGGTCGTTTCGCAAGTGGCTACCGTGCTAATTACCTTGAGTGTTGTGTTTTTATGTTCACAGATATGCCCTTTTTTAT